CAAAATACAGGTGCTGCAACAGAGCCAATATCCGCCCATTGTTGTTTATAGGCTTTAATTTGAGCTACTAGTTGATTCCTAATTTCAGACTTAGGTTCGGATGCAGTAATCTTTTTCTTTAATTTAATTAAGCCATCTATAAAATCTTCACATTGAAAGATTAAATCCGCTGGCATTCTTGCTATATCATTAGATATTTTATTCCATACATGTTCAGCAACATATGCATATAAATCACCTGGAAGTTCTAATGGAATTAAATTAACATATGGAGCTGTTATTTCATCTCTTGTTAATGCAGATAAATGTTGTGAGCCGTTCGTTGATCCGTCAATAAAACATTCAACATGTGACTCATACTCTAAATATCTTGGTCCCAATTTTAAAGCATTTCTTAGTTCAATACATGCACTTAAGAATTGCCATGGCTTATCTCCTGACATCCATCCTTGATTTACTTTTGGACTTTCTGCATATGATAATAAAATCTCTTGATTGTCTAATACCCACTGATATCGGTCTTTGAGATTGATCTTATCCGTCTTTGCACCATCTTCACGTCCTGATGAACCTGCCCAGTTACTGGCGATAGATACACATAGCCAAAAGAAACCCTCTTCACCAATTGCTTTCTTATCTTGACGCATTAAAAGACCTTTAGCAATATCACTAGATTGTTCATGGAGATATGCCGTTGTTGGATATTTCCTTCCGCGGAAATCAAGGTAATACATATGGTAAAATACAGTATCCATAAACTTATCTGCTATAGATAGAATAGCTTTTGTTTCCCTTAATTTAGTAGTCTTAGCTTGAGGATTTTGCTGCTCCCATATATCACTAAATGCATCAGTATGGTTATTCAATGCCCATTTAGAAACATTATAAACTTCTTTGTTTATTTGCCAACCCGTATTTAAGCTTTTATTTACTGAATCAAATACTATAGGATGTGTTGCAGGTGTTAATTTCGTTGGAACATCTCTATTACCCGTCTTGACTAATACTTGTCCAGTAGGGTGTTTGAACTCTGTATAAGGTTCATATGGTGTTACTGAAGGTAATTTACCCTTGGCACCTTCTCTGCTTACGCCTTCCCACAGTAATTGTATTGCTGCATCATCTAAGACTTCTACAATATATGTTGCATGTCCATTTCCAGCAGAACCAAGTATGGCCCTTAACATTCCAAGCTCTTCAAATGAATATAATATGAATGCCCCTGTCTTAGCTGCAATAGATGAATCTTTCTTCATTCCTTTTCTAACAGAATGTCCAATAATACTAATAACCTCTACCATTAATATTTGTTTATTTACAGTCCCTCTTTTAGGGCGTGTATACAAATACACATTAGATATTATTACATCTAATATGGTATCTAATTCTATTTCCTTTAAGAACTTAAGAGGGCTTTGTGGTGCAATCTCTAACTGCATTCTTCTTGCTATCGATTGTTTTAACTTATTTCGCATTATGATTCCTTGGGAAAATTAAAGTCAACAGTATAAACATTGTAAATGTTTCTATACGAATGCCATTAAGCAAAATTAAAGCACATAATACTAACGAATCTTGTAGAATATTTTTCATAGAACTCCTAAGTTCTACAAGATCGCGATGCCCGAAGGCATCATATTATGGCCGAGGGTGGATCTGTAGGAAAAAAAAAAAATAGTGTTAAAAGCCCTCCCCAGCTCCCGAAGGAGCCAGAGAGGATTTGTTCACAGTATAATTGTATAACGATTTTTGTGCTTGTTAATTAGTTCTATTAATTTGGGAATCTTCTCTTTTACCACATAGAATGGCAAAGGAATATCGCCGGTTAAATCTGCAACAGCTACTACATCTGCAAAGTCCCATCCGGAACCGCACATAAACTTCTCTACATCTTCCATCACTACTAACTGTGTGATATCTAATTCTCTCACAGTATGTCTATAAACGGAGGGGGATAGAAATATATCCCCAGCTGATTCTTCTTTTAACACTTTCTCTCCTGCTACAGGAAAGAATCCTTGAATACGAATATTAGAAGGCATCTTTAATTCTCCGTGCTAGTTCAGATATTTGATATCCAATGATTAAAAGAAGTGTAGCGATTAATAACAAAGCTACTTTGTATAGGAGCGCACCAACATATAATAATGTTATTGCTACTAATATGGTTAACAAAGTATAAAAAGCAATTTTAAGTCTCATGTCCTTCTCCTAGAAGAATACTGATGGATGCATAATAGCATACACTAAGTTACAACCAGTTGCAATAACAGCTGATACCCAGAATAATACTTCCCACAAGTTAACAATAACAATGTGAGATTTATTTATACGTGCTTTACGAACTTTAAAGTAGCTTACTAAGCTTAATAAGAACGTTACAAGCATAACTAAACCCATTGGGCTTAATAGTGTTTCCATGAAGATTTCGAATGGAGACATGAAAAGGTGTGAAATAAAAGTAAACATGATAGTACCCTCTTGGTGTGATTAAGCGAACAATTCGCCATTGAATTTTCTTTGTAGCATTTCAACTTTGGCAGCTAACTCATCTGCCTTAGCATTGACTTCTTCTTGTATTGGTTCAGGCTCCTTTTCTCCGATCTTGATTTCAAAGACAGGAGTGTTAAGAACATTAACCATCTCTTTCAGTACAGCTAGAACTTTAGTTTTCATTTGCGTGCCCCTAATCTTTCAAGTTTCATCACTAAAGCTTTCGCTTCAAGTCTTGCTACTAAGTCATCAGCAGCGTCTTGTTCAGCTCTTATTTCAGCCAATAAACCTCTAGCTTCATCAATTACTTTTCTGTCAGCTGTAAAATAGTTTTTAATTTTGTTAAACATGTTAGTTTCCTCTTGGATTAATTGAATTGAGGTACCTTATTGTACTTCATATAAGATACCCTTTTTCCCGCGTTTATTTATAGTCTAATTGGGTAATTTTTAGACCGTGTTTTTGGCGTTTTTTCGCCATTTTGTTTTCACGTGTTATTTTAATATCTTCTAGTGTAATCAAATAGAAGACCCACGCTAAACCCGCTCCCGCCCACAAAATTCCATAAGCCAAGAGATAATAGTTCATGCTATCGCTCCTGTAAAAGTTGCCAAAAGTGTATTGGGATTAAAATATTCCCAAAGACCTCCAGATCGGAGGTAATCATGCTCCTCTTCAGAAGCCATTGAATATACCCCATACAGAGATAATTCTCCTTTGTAAAACTCCTCTCCTTGTATGGAGATTAAAACTCCCTCATTTATTGTTTCTCTAATTTCCTCAAGAACATATTCTTGATCAGCTGGATTTAAAGATTCAAAGTCTTGTTTTGTTCTAATTTCAAATGTCATTTTATTTTCCTCTTGGATTAATTGAATTGAGGTACCTTATTGTACTTCATATAAGATACCTCTTTTTCCGCGTTAAAAAGGGATAGTCCGAAGACCATCCCTGTGTTGTTTAAAGCACCAGCGCACCCTGCTGATAAATGTGTCCTTCTGTGAGGACGTTTAATTTGAACCCATCGCCATCTAGCTTCTCTAACATATCTGCCAGGATGTCAACGTCTCTCCCTACCCATGTGACATTGTCCCATGTGTACTGAACAACATCACCAAGACGTACTCGTGTGTTGGCCATGTCAAGAATATTGATTACTGCAGAGTAGTCCTCTGCATCTACCTCATCATAATCCCATGGGATATGATGTCTAAGATCAATATCTAAACTATTAGTGATAAGAAACATAACTGTACTTTTCATTTTTTAGGCTCCTCTTTCTTTAGAGCTGCTTCTAAAAAGAAGTTGAAAGGTAAACCCTCTGGAATTGCTGCTTTAGGTCTAAGCAGTTTATGTGTTTGGCTTTTATACCCAAACTTGTTATGTTTTTGGCTTTTACCAACTTTCATAGTGTACTCCTATTAGTTATGACAATCGATATTGATTATCATATAAGATACCATTATTTCCGCATATCCCCTTATAGATTTAATACTAAGAGATTAACAATTAATGGATAATGACCAAAGGGTTAATTGAGGGGGAACGTCTGAAGGGTTAATTTAACGGGTTCGGTGCTGAAAACTGCGCCACGCCACACGCTGAGAGTGCCAGTTCTGCCGCCAGAAACTGCCCCACACGGCACGCGGGTGCCACGCTGATCCCTCAGTGATGCCCCACATCCCTCGCTCCCCACACGCCCAGATTTCACGCCCACCAAAATTCGTGCAGAAATGCCCCGTCTTGACGCGGAAAATTTTGGCATCACCATCATCACAGATGCTCGTCAAGATGCCACGTAGCTATATATCCGATCCGACTCCAGCCCTGTTTTTCCAGAATGCGGGTGAACACGTTTTTCTCGTCCACATTGCTTCCGTTTGAAATAATACAGTTAATATTTCTACGCTTCGCTTCTTCAATTAATTCCTCATGAAGTAATACTACAGCTCTAACAGCCTTAGTCCCTGTTAAGTCAGAAGCAAAGAAACATTGTTGTAGTAGCGGGTCCTTGATACATTCATTACGTCTTACATCAGCCAGTAGCCATGCTCTTATCTCACCATCTACTTCTACAACTCTTAAGAATCCTCGTACACCTATTATCTTTCTCATTGAAGATACTGATGTATCATAGTCTGCTCTAATTAAATCCGGTTGTGCAAATTTCATATAGATCTTAACACAATCATGTAATTCATCTTTATTTTTAATTTGTCGTATAATCATATATATAAAAAGGCCCCAACCGAAGTCAGGGCCAATCTCCTTTTATAAGTAAGCTTTCACAATATCTTTACAGATACCGCTACGCACAATATCATCAACATCAAAAGTAACAATACCAACTTTATTAATACCATGTAATTTAGTAATAGCATCAGCTAATCCTGAGTTACCCTTAATATCTTTCTGTTGTATATCACCATCAATAACTACTTTGGTATTTTCACCAATCCTAGTTAAGAACATTTTCATTTGAGCAGGAGTACAATTCTGAGCTTCATCTAATAGTATGAATGAATTTTCAAATGTACTACCTCTAATAAATGCTAATGGTCTTGCTTCAATTACCTTACGTTTAAACAGGTAGTCTGTAAACGAATGACCTAGTCTTTTATTCAAAATATCTTTTATTGGATCAATGTAGGGAGCATATTTTTCCTCTAGCTCCCCAGGTAAGAATCCAAACGATTCACCAGCTTCTACTGCAGGTCTTGTCACAATTATTTTTGATATTCGTTTACTTTGTAGTAATTGTGCAGCATATGATAATGCTACATATGATTTACCTGTACCGGCAACTCCAACACCAAATGTTATTATATTTGATTTGATGGAATTTAAATATCGTTTTTGTGCATCTGTTAAAAGCTCTAAGGCTTTTTCACCAGTAGGTTCAATAATGTTTTCTTGAGTACGTCTAGGTTTTTTCGCCATATTATTCAGGATCCTTGGATGTTACGTGTCCACCACCTAAGATAGCAACAGATAACGCTAATATACCGTCCATTTGTTCTGGCGATAATTCTACTACTTTAAAGGCGCTTAATGATGCTAAAGTAGAAGATATAATACCAAACCATGTAGATGGTTCTTTTAATCTTGCAAATAAATATCTCACGCGGATTGTCCTCCAATATTTGTTAAAATTTCATAAGTATTGCCTGGAAGTAAGATGTAACTAACTGTAACATCAAAATCTTCCGCTTCAAAACTGGCAATATTAAATGGTTCCGGAAGCTGTGAATCTTGCACAACATATTCCGTAGCTGCGGTGAAGTATAATTTTTTCATAATTAAGTTATAGAGAATGTTAAATTACCAGAAACACCACCAAAAGCACGAACAGACACTGTAACGCTTTGGCCAGCTGTCATTGCTTTTGTGACTTGCTCACCATTGCCAGGCTGCGAATCAGTATCAGTAAATGTTGTAAAGCCATCGAAAGATATCTGCGTATCAAAACCTGTAGCTGTGAATGTATATGTTCTAGTAACAGGCGCTGTATACGAATATGTGTACCGATTAGTGTTTGTAATACCACTAGCTGTTGTTGATACAGGTGTAAAGACAGCTGTGTTAGTGACATACACATCATTAGACCAATATGCTGAGATGCCTACAGCATTTTCCGCATAAGAACGATAAGGGCCATAGGTCGCACCAGGTGTCATATCGTACAGATCAAATATACCATTGACTGCAGACCGTATAAAGGTGTTAGTGCCATTAATATTTCTAAATAAGTGGAAATTAGTTGGTGCGCTTCCTGAATTGGTTGTTGCAGTAATCCTTGCTGTAGTGCTTGTGATGTTGCTAGTGGTTAATGTAACCGTACCTGGAAGTACAGGTGCAGTCACCGTAACTACAGCTGAAACCGTTGTTGAAGAATTATTATATCCAGAAGCTTTAGCTGAAACAGCGCACTGATAATATCCCGCAGATACGCTGGATTTTGTAAATGACGTACTTGTTTGATTAGTAGTAACACCGTTGAACGTAACATCATAACTAGTAGCGTTAGCAACAGAAGTCCAAGTAAACGACACTTGATTAACACCACCGACAGCGGATGTGAAGGCAGGGGTTGCAAGAGTTGGAGTAGCTGTTGTTGCAGATATCGGACCACTAAGCGCAGATGAACCGCCAGCGTTATAAGAAACAGCATAAAACGTATATGGAGTACCTGGTTGCAAATTTGTCCTATTAAACACCCCTGTAAAATTAGTATCCAAATAATTTTTATTTGAGTCATATAAGAAATACTGTAATGCATTATTTGCCGATAGAGTAATCTTAACGCTAGTTGTTGTTTGATTACTTACAACTGCTGTAGGAATAGTGGCGGCTGCCCCTAGGTATACAGAAAATCTTGCAGACTCAGCTTGACCGCCACCATTAGATGCCACTGCCGTATAACTTCTTAATTCATTAGTAGTACCTGTCAACCTAAATAAATTAGAAGCCTGCGGTGCAGTTGTTGAAGTATTTACACCATTTACCCATAATTTCAAATAATATGCGGAAGGCGTTCCACCACTAGTGTTTAGTGTTACAAGAGCAGATCCAGCGGCTTGATCACTTACAGTAGCACTAACAGCTGTAGGCGCTAACCTAAGAGTTGTGAATGACTTAGTAGATGCCATTTCACTAAATCCTCCACCGCCTAAAATAGCAACAGATAGCTCTGCATAATAAGTAGTATTTTGTGTCAAACCCGTTAATGAGATAACTCCTGTAGTACTATTTCCACTGGTTACGGCCGTTCCTGCCCCTGTATTATTAGTGTACAAGTATACCCAATACGTAGCGATAGCGTAATCAGTATTTGTAATAGAGACAGTAGCGGTAGCAGTTACTGAACCTATATTTGAAAATACAACACTTAAATTGCCAAGTCTTCTTGCAGTCGTATTAACTGATAATTGTTGTGATAAATCAGAATCTACACCAGCGCTGTTTGTGGCTAAGGCCCTATATAAATACGTTGCACTTGCAGTTTTTCCAGTGATATTAAATACACCAGTAGCATTTGAACTAACCAAAGTTTGAACACCAGAAGTATAATCATATAGCTTATAAGATGCCGCATTAGTTGCAGTCGCAGTTATAGTAAATGAGCTAAATGTTATAGAACTTGAAATTAATGTAGGTATAGATGGAGCAGGCAGTGCTGTTGTTGTTACAGAAGCTGCCGCTGACCAACCCGAACTGCCGCCACTATTCATAGCTATTGCTCTATGAGAATATTGGGTTCCGGCTGTTCGGCCTAAAAGATTAAATATGCCATTCAAGTTTGAAGCTATGAATGTAAAACCTCCATCGTATAATGAATAACTTGTAGCATCTGGTGCAGTTACAGTTACAGCATATGATGTTGTAGTAATATTACTGAAAGATATTGCAGGCGTACTTGGAAGTTTACCTAAATAACATGCTATGATAGGGGATGTAACACTACCGCCATTATTTTGCGCTTTTACTTTACAGTACACTGTAGTTTTATCAGTGCCTGTTACAGATATTGGCGGAAGATTTGTTGCTGAAGTGACACCTTTTAGATAGTTAGTACCTGCGGCATTGCTGTACACCTCAACAAAATAGGCCGTAGCTGGATCACCTCCTGAAGAAGAAGCAGTAAATATTGCCGTACCGACATCATAACTAATTATAGAGGCTGTAACGCTTGTAGGCTGAGTAGCTAAAGTCGTTGCACTACCTGTCGATACATCAGAACTTCTATAATTGGCAGCCTTGGCTACTACACTAATATTATAAGTTGTATTAGATGATAAGCTACTTGCTGTAAATGTTCTGCCTAATTGATTTGTAGTTACATTATTAAACGTTACATCATAGCCAGTAGCATTAGCCACTGCATTCCATGTAAATGACACTTGTTTAGTACCTCCTGTGATCGTACTGAACACAGGAGTAGCTAATTTAGGCAACGCACTTGACTTGCCATATGCATCATATAACGATATTATACCAGTTGGTTTGTTCAACAAAGCTCTAACATTAGCATCATTTAATGCTATTTGCGCTAAGCCTTTTAATTCTGCTCTTATATCAAATAAAGAGATAACACCGCTAGCTGGTAATGGCATGTTTCAATTCCTCAATTTGTCTTTGCTGGTCTTTAATAGCTTCAATTAATAATGGTATTAATTTTTCATAAGCTACAGCTAAAGTTCCATCAGCACGTTCATGAACAGCTTCAGGGAGTACTTCAATAATCTCTTGTGCAATAACTCCGACATCATATTCTTTAACAAGAGATTTTTCTTGTGTATCATAATATTCATCTTTCCACTTATAGTTATATCCAGATATTTTGTTTAATTTTTCAATAGGATTTTCTATTTTAGATATAATATCTTTTAATCTAATATCTGAACTATAATAAGCTGTTACGTTACCTGTTGCAATGATTTGGCCAGTTACTTTGATATTACCATATGCTCGCATTGCATATGTACTATCACATAGCATAACTTTTCTAGGAGCAGCATCTGGAGAATATGCTGCATCTGTTCCATCATTATAACTTTCAAAGTATGCCGCAAATCTATTATTATGCAATGGCATTTCTGTATCATAAGTAGATAATTGACCACTAAATGCGCCTTGTGGAATAAAATTACCTAAAATATCTGTAGTTGCAATACCTGTAAAATCAGCAGAAAGTAATGTTCTAGTTTTACCTTTAGAAGAAGCGTCTACGGATTGTTCTCTACCTGCTAAAATGTGAGCACCAAGTAATACTTCAGGATTTCCAACAGCACTATTTTTACGTAATCCATAACCAATATCTACAGATACATCAGCACAGCCAGTTGCACCTCTAAAGAATGTAAAACCAGCTTTTTGTTCAAATGCGCCACTAAATCCAGCTGGTGGTGCAAATGCTTGATAGTTTACTATAAACCGTTTATTAGCATTTAAAGTATTTTTAGCATTAGCATAAAATAACGTTTCACGTTTTAATCTATAAGTTGTTGAAGCTGATTCAGCAACAGACATTTGCGATAATGCGCCACCATCACCCATACCTGTGACTAAAGATACACCATTATACCCTCTTACTTCATTAGTTTCAATCGTCAAATCGGGAATAGTATTTAAACAAATTGTCTGACCACCTGAGGCTAATGTCTTAGATAATAACTTACCCGTCTTAACAGTAAATGCTTCTAACGTATCTACTTTGAATACAGTAAGATAGGGTGTTGACCACGTTGTAGTTAAAGCTACTGGATCATATAATCCATCACACTGCCACTGGAATTGGCCGCCAATTAAAGATGCCATTGGGCTTATATACCAAACATTTATAATAGGAATAGTTGGCAAAACAGTAGTAATATTGCCTGAAGGGGTTGTCGGAGATACACTTGCATTATTATTCCATGCAAATACCCTGACAGCTGTTTTGCCCGGATCTCCCTTTACACTTATACCTACCCCATCAGTACCATTTTTAGCTATAGCTCTTACATTAGTCCATGTTCCTGCTAAGGCTACTGCGCTTGTATCAGTGGCTGTAAAAGTGAAATCACATGCCCATGTAGGATTAGTTGTTGCAGTTGGCTGTGAAATGGACCATGTATTAGGGCTAATAGGTGGTGACAGCGTATTATTCTCAAAATTGTATGAACCCCCATTAGGTGCGTCAGGCTTATTTGCTTGAGGCCCTAAGTATACAGTAGCTGTGTATACAGATTTACCTTGGTTACCGTTCTTAGTATACAATACAGGAGTAGACCACGCTACTGAGATACCGCCATTAACAGATGTAAATAGCTGAGTAGATATGTAAACGCCTGCCGTGGTAGAAGGAAATGGTGTTGACTGCCACCCCGCTGGAGTAGGTAGCGTTAATAGATTATTACTAAAATCGAAAGAACCGCCTGTCGGTGTTCTTGTAGGTACACCATTGTAGTACACAGAAGCTAGAAAAGTAGAAATTCCTTGGATACCAGCTTTTGCTTTAGAAAGTGTATAAATGTTAGTGTACACTAACCCTTTATATGTAGTTAGAATAGTAAATGACTCACTGTCAGATGACCACGAGTTAGTCGTCGGTTGTTGAAGTGAAATTACACCATATGGATTGATAGATAGCTTTAAGCCATTCTTAGTAGCACCACCTGAATAAGATATAACAGGCGCCCCTGCAAGTGGGTTAGTGACAATTGCACCTGCTTCATATACTATAATGGCACTTCCGCTAGGTAAGGTACCTACATTCCCTAAATTATTGGCCGGTATAATATTAGTATCACCTACAAGATCGACTAGGACTGTACTAAGACCTTTCTTAGATTTAGCATAAGTATATGTCTTTTGATAAGTAACATTGTTGTATACAGCGCTAAATACAAATGTAGCTAAATCACCTGTCCAATTTGCACCATTAAATGTAATAACACCTGTATTTTGGTCAATAGTCGCGGTTAAATCTGTTTGGGCTGCACTAGCCGAATAAGTAACATCCCAATTTTGTGGAATCCCTCCAATATATATTAACAACCTATTTGCAGGAGGTAAACTATAATTCTTACCATCACTATCTGAAGGAGTTATATCTGAATCTGAGAATAGGTCAGCAAAAATAGCGTCATTACCTTTAACACCGTTTTTAGATTTAGCTATACTATAAAAAGACTTATATGTTACACCATTATAAGCGGCTGTAATAGTAAAAGATTCGCTATCGCTAGTCCATGTTGTTTGCGTAAGTGTTATATAGCCATTAGGATCAATAGCTAATTTAAGTCCATTTTGAGGTATTGCACTTGCTGCAAACACGATTTTATTTGTAGGAACTAGTACACCGCCCTCATATAGTAATGCTTGATTTCCAGAAGGAAATGTAGTTACAATTCCTGAACTATTAGCAGATACTACATCAGCTTCTGATATTAAATCTAGTAAAACACTTGGAGAACCTTTCTTAGATTTAGCATAAGTGTATATTGTAGGGTAATCTACATTGTTATATCTTGCAGTAAATGTAAATACTGCTGTATCTGTAATCCAGTCAATGCTTGTCCAAGTAATTATTCCAGTATTTGGGTCAATAGTTGCGGTTAATCCGTTTTGCTCTCCACCACCTGAATAAGTAACATTTGCTGGAATTATAGTACCGCCTGCATATAGCCTTAATCTATTAGAAGGAGGCAACGAATAGCCTTTACCTTCACTATCAGCAGCTGTTATATCAGACTCTGATACTAGATCAGCAAAAGTAGCGTCTATGCCATTCTGTAAGCTGATTACAGGCGTTGACCACCCAGTTATAGCAACAGGACTAGTGTTTCCTGCAGCAGTATTCGCTACAGCACGAGATGTATATACAGGAGCTGTACCTGCGGGAATTGAGGCTGACCATGTAGCGCCTGCTGAAGTAGGTACAGTTGTCAAAGGACTTGCAGCACCAAATGTATAACTACCACCTGTGGGTGTTGTCGTTGGAACACCACGTGTATACACTGTAACTTCTGCTACACTAGCTCCTTCGATTCTTGAGGCAGTACCCCACTCGTATGTAGTAGAACCTGTCGACCTAATCCCTATACTTGACCATAAGGGATTTGCACTTGCAGGTACTAAAGTTATATCAGAATACCAATTAGTAGGGACACTAGCTGACGCGTCAAGCTTTGGGGGTTGTGCAGCACTACGGATAAAAATAATATCAACTGCATCACCAGAAAGGCCAATGCTTCCTGTTCTACTAACAGAGTACGTAATCCTCTTTATAATTGGCGTTAATGCTACGTTGCTTGCATCATACATAGTTACGGTAACATCTGCGTAAGCCGTATCTGCTGACATTGCTGTTGGAGCTGAGATAGCTGCATTTATAGGAGTTGCTACCGTTACTCCAGACGTCGTTATACTTACTTTAAAGCTATTTGCACCACCTGACGCATTATAATTCAGGGCAAGTGTTCCAATATAAGCTTGTACATTACAACTAGCACTGCTGAAAACCATTCCAGCATAACCGGTATTAGGTGCCGCTATTGTTATATTATCATTAGATAACACTACAACTGGTGATGAAGAACCGTCAAGTAATAAAGGAATTGTTATTACATCATTTAACGAACCACTAACACCATTGATAGTCCCTGTTATAATACATTTATATGCATTAGTTGTCACACTAGCATAGTCAGTTGTAGGTACAGTATATGAACTGCTTATAGCGCCACTAATATTTGTACCATTCTTTTGCCATTGGTATGTAATAGTTCCAGTTATGTTTTGATAACTAGTAGTTAATACGATACCAGTTGCTGGGCTAAGAATTCCTGCAGCATTTTTATTAAACGTAGAAGATGCATTATTAATACCAAATACAGCAGAGTTTAAACCACTTTCACCTTTAGCACCATCTTGCGCTAATATTACAGGTGTAGACCATTCATTAGCTAATATATCATCAGTATTAGTTTGACTACTAGCAATAGCTGTAATAATATATAATGGATCTCGACCACTAGGAATTGCTTTTAACCATCCATTAGAAAGACTAGCTGTAGTAATAGCATTACTCGTGAACTCATATGTAACATCACCAGGATTTGTTGTCAATATTGTAGCTGATCTTTGATACGCATATACTATTGAGCTGCGATAATTTGCAGTATTAGTTTCATACTTAATTGGAATTGACCATTCTGTCGGTAAAATAGTATCAGTCAGTTCAGACGATAATGCAGAAGCCATACTCATATATAGTGGATCAATCCCTGCAGGTTCTGTAGTGTCCCACCCATTATTTAAACCTGTTACAGCTTTGCTAGAGAATCTATATGTAACATTTGCGCTTGGCATGGGAGGGGGCTGAGGTGATCTTTTATAAATAAAAATAGAGCCTGTATTTAAAGACCCGGAAAAACTTACAGATTGTGTTGTAACTCTTTCACTCTCTGGACCTGCGCCATATTCATCATGCACAGTAACCGTATACCAATAGTCAACACCTTCTGTAGCTTCGATATTAGCGTAATTATTTAATGTCTCTACAATTACAGGTGTTCCACCAACTGCTTGACTATATTTCTTAAATACATACTTTGTAATATCACTGTCTGATACCAAAGTTGCCTTAGCCAATGCTGTTCTGAAGCTAGGTGATACACTGAATTGTGTAACAGATGGTGCAGCATTCTCAACAGTAGCTTCAATATAACCTTGAGTAGTATTTCCTAATGCATCAATACTGTAAACCCTTACTTTGAATATTCTGGAAGCTGCTACAAACAGTTCCTTATTCATATCATGTGTAAATTTAAATGAAGATGTAGTTACTATATAAGACTTTTTAAATACATTACTTGTATCTAAAATTTGAACCAAGTATTGACTAGGTTGAATAGGCTCTTCAGCATTATTGCTCCACACAATTTCAGCATCTCTAGTATTGAAGGTTGTATCTGTTCTCCCTAAAATATTTATAAAGCTAGGTGTGTAAACAAGAATATCCCGTCTCTTTACTATTGAGCCAAATACATAAGTGCCTAGTAAATATTTATTTCTAAAACTGTTGATATCGTATGAAAATCTTAATGTTGTGTCAAAATAAATATACAGTGTATCAGTAGGGTTTGCAGTAGTTGTATAAGAGCCGCTACTGATGTCAATAACTTTTGTACCATTTTTATAGAAGCTAAAAGCAGTCCAAGATAGTTGATTAGCAACATTAGAGAATACTAGTCCAGAAAAACCATACGTGTCTGTATCAAACACTTCGGCTTCTGTTGTGCTAGTATAGCCATAATTAGAAAAACCAGTTCTAGTCTGAGTTCGTACAGCAAAAATAGCACTGCTAACATTTAGCTTAGGTAGTTGAAATTCATTTACAGTTGATCTTCCAATTTCATGAAATTCTGGGGTACCTGTGCCTGGTACTGAACCCCCTTCATACATGTAGACAATGTAGCTAAGAAAATCAGGTTCATTAGCCCCAGACCATCTTAAAGTACCTGATGTACTTTGACTGTAAGCATCTCTGAACAAAGCTATTTCAGTAGGTGCCGCTATAATTGTTGAATATATATTAGGCGCTCTAATATATTCACCATCCTTATTAGTCCACGCTAACTGTGTCCAATGAAACCTTTGAGCTACAACTTCGCATGTGTTACTTTCTGATATCTTTACAGAGTTAATTCTAAAGTAAGTGTGACGATCACCAATAGGGACATTACTGGCTAATGAACGAATATTTAAAGTCTCACTATCTATTATGATATAATCGCCAGGCTCTAAATATTTATTTCTAATGATATACTTGAATTTAATTGTGTAAGCTGTTCTACTAGTTTTAACCAATTCTTCTGCTTTAGATAAAGCATGATAATAATCTACAATTCCAGCAAAAGATGTTTCTAGCTCTAATTCAAGGCCATTATCCTCCTCCTTCATTTGTAAGTATATTTCATCTGTATAATCAAGTCTTTGTACGCCCTGATACGCTATTTCTCGTGTAGACCAGAGTATTCGTGTATCATTATAAATTACAGCGGCTACTCCCTTTTCACTTTCAACATTAGCGCCATCTATTTCGATTCGATAATATCTACCGTTGTTTTCTTTAATATCTAAATTTGGCCCAGACCATCTCCAAGAAGGTAAGTGTACATTTTCTACTTTTGCCGCACCTTCTGCAAATGCTGCAGTCTTAGGGAATCCTGGCAACATCTCTTTAAAACCGGTTACTTCATTAACAGCATAAATTCTTACTTCAATATAATCACTACCAGCACATTCTAATGTCCAATCGTCTCCATCATTATGAGGATTAACAATTAAATGGTATACAAGACCAAGACCATTTGTCTGATTCATCTGGTTAATAGTGCCATTCCATACACTATATTTATTTAGAAGTCTACGGCCAGTGCCTTCATCTTTCCATGTGAAATCTGCAAGAGGGTATTTAATTCCCCCAAAGCCCCGCAGTGTCGTGTCAGGAATTTTGTGTGGCCAATTTACAGCATCTTGTTTGAAATCATTAGATTCATTATGAAATTTAATTGTACAACAATTGTATCTGTCACTTGCAGATGGATATGTTATTTCAACATCTTGATCTAATACGAGATCTTCATCTGTTAAAGTGGCTGCAACGGCTAAATTATCATTAGCGTTATTTGTGTATTGCAATAATAGTCTGTATTGGCCGCGTGACCAAACTAATCGTGCATCAGACATTGTCGCTAATATCTCTTCAACATTGGTACGAAGCGCTTTGTCAGTATCAATTAAGATATTGCATTCATATAAGCGTACATTGCGTTTTCCGTTACCATCTTCCCCATTACGACCAGGCTTGACAGGCTTCCAGATATGACCGCCTGCGATTGCATTCTCAAATACAACAGTATCACAGACTTGAGCGGCTTGATAAAAAGAATTTAAATCAATTTCATCTACAGGTACACTTCCACCAAAAGTTTCATCCATTAAATAGTCTAATAAACAATATGCTGGATTATTTGTGTAAACTCTTTCTGTTAATAACTGACCACCGCTACTGATTTTACGTACTTTTCTACCTTCTACTAAGAATTGCAGATTAGGTGTTTGAGTAAATTGTGGATCATCTTTATCAAGTCTAAATACGCAAGCTGCATACGACATTCCTGTGAATGTCGCTGTTCTTCTATCAGCAAAATTAGCTGTAAATATAGAGTTAGCGACACCATAGCCAGTAGGTATTGGGTCAAGATCGGGAGCAGCTGGACTCACTGCATCAGCTGTAGCATAATGTAAATCTATTCTAAAAGCCGCTCGTGGCTTGCTTGAGTCTTCCCATCTAGTTTCTCCAGCGTTTCCATATGTGCCTAGACTAGGGTCAGTTAAATACTTAGACTCATCTACAATTACATCATAAATCTCATTAATCTCTCCTGCACAAATAGCTTGTTCAAAGAATAGAAATTCATTTCTCTTACCCTCAAGCTTTATATCTAACTGGTCATTAACATTTGCTGTCCAAGTCTTAAGTACAGTGACCTTTTTATTTGCAGTTGGACTAAAAACTTTCTCTGTTATACTACCAGTTAAATTAGCCTGTACTCCTGATACAAATGATTTATTAGCGTTAGACGCTACATATTCAAATACAGCAGATGTAGCATGATAAGTTCTGACTCCACCTACTTTTGCTCTGCCGTATACTACCGCTAAATTATCTGGTTTGCCCTCTACAACCATTTCGTAACCCTTACGAGCTTCTACTCCGGACATATCTGGGCCTTTTGGCTTCTTAACCATAATCATCTGAACTACAGATAAGATCAAGGAAATACCTGCCAAAACTAAGCTTGTAATCGCTGCCATTATTTTCTACCCCACTTGACAATTATACCAGTAGAGCCTTCATAAATTTGATCGCACGAAGTATCAAGAGGTTCTCTTTGTTTAGTCTTTTCACGACTCAGGAAGAATGGTTTCTTCATGTCTAAATTACGCATTGGACTTGAGCCTGTTATTTGTAATATGCTTTCACCTAAGCCTCCCGCCTTTATGCTAGCTGAGACACCATCTATCCTCCCTCTGTACACTACAATAGTATCGTCTATATTTAAGAAAGGTTTACCGTGAGTAGGAGAACTAGGGTCTGAATCAACAAAGCCTAATCTACACTCAACAACTCTACCTACAAGACTATCTTCTGTTGCACCTCGCTTTGAAAAGTCAGGGTCTGCAAATGCAATCTTATATTGCTCTCTGTCAACTACTGAAGAGTTTTGAGGAGGATCTACTGCATATAATGTACCATCAGCAATATAGTTATATTTACTTGAAGGACTTCCATTTACTAATAATTGAATATCATTGTAATGGCTAGTAGTTGCATATAAATTGATAGGTATTGGATCTACTTCATGTGCGGCTCTCTCTATTCGCACTAATGAGAAAAACTCGATTGCATCACTATTTAATGCTTTTGTTATATTAGGGGTGAATGAGATCATTATACTGCCTCTATAAGTTTAATCACACCGTTATCCATTAGTATACCATCTTCATATACCATTCCGATAACCGTATCTGTGTCATATTTTAAATTGATGATAACATCATCTTGATAGTTTATAATTGTACCCGAAGGTACAGCTTTTCTTAATTGCGGATACACATATAATGTAGTCGGTGCCGTGCCTGAAATAATAGCATTAGCAGTTAACATATACACTTTGGTATGTGATGGATCTGCAAACCTAATAAATGTACCTTTAGGTATTACTTTTCCGTTACCGCTACTTACAGCCCCAATTGTTACTGTTGAATCATATGCACTAGCAGCTGACGATGTCCCTATTTGAAATGTCATTGTCTTTGCTGCTTTTGCACCTACATTTTGCGGCATTACCGCTTGAACTGTTTCACCGTGCCCGTTCACTATAAAACTAACCATTAAGTCTTGCGCGGTCATATGAAGGGGAAATAGCTTCGAGTCTATTTCCCATCTCTGTGCTGTGCGTCTATAGGTTACTCTTTTTAATGAAAGGGTATCTGATGAAAACGTTGGTTGATTACTTCTTACTGTCGTTGGTACAACAAAAGAAGCAATAACTTTAGTCCCGTCCCAGATACCATATATCATTATCTTTTATATCCTGTTTCTTTATTTTGAGAATTAACACCATCTGCAATAGAAGGCATCATTTTATAAATCTCTGATTTGGTTTGTCTAGAGATATCCCCAGTTATGTTGAGATTTATTACTTGTTGACCTTTATTAGCGCCTGCTGTAGTTGTTACTGATTTAAAATTACTGGCTGTTGGAGTTGCCATTACTGGAGCAGCTGCACCTACTACACCGCCTGTGGCAAATGTTGGCACTTGTCCACTATTGATTTGATGTAGCAAATCACGATGCTTAGAAACAGCTGATGCACGTATTACATATTCACCACTAGATAACATAGCTGGTATAGAGTCAGATGTACTAGTACCTGGCCCTGTAACCATACCGCCACTTGCCAAGAACAATCCACCGGTTGAGCCAAATGAGAATCCCATGCTTGAAGGAGAGAACATACTACCTAATGATGCATCACCTGCGGCACCTAGTGGACTAGCTCCACTACTACTAAATAGACTTCCAAGCATACCGCCACCACCGAATAAGTTTCCGATTGCGGGGAATATTTTAGCTAATGGTCCAATCATTTTGAACAGTGGACCAAGTATCTTTGAAAGTATACCCATAATGCCACCTGCACCGCCACCTCCGCCACCGTCTGCCATAGACGCGGCTTGTTGACCGATACTCATACCTGAGCTTGCAATAGACATAACACCTGCTAATGCGCCTAAGAAATGATGCTCAACTTCACCGTTATTAATTCCATGTAACATAGGCAAGTTCTTTGCGGTAGCCGCAGCGTTAACAATGAATTCACCATTAGATAACATTGCTGGAATAGAATCTGAAGTTGCTGATCCTGCACCTCTAATCTGACCTCCTGTAGCGAAGCCAAGAGATCCGAACATTTTAGAGAAGTCAAGGTTCTTAAACCAATCCATTATACCACCAAAGAATCCCCCTGAATTAGCATCAGATTGCATCACGCCAAAACTATTTCCAGCATCTGCACCATTAATAGATGAATTTGCATCTGACTGTAATACACCATAACTTCCTGCATTATGATTAGCATCAGATTGTAATACACCAAAAGACTGACCACCAAGTGCGTCAATGCCGTGTGAATTCATGCCATTACTAAAGAAGCCCTTAATACTGTCCATCATACCGCCACTAGACCAATTTTTAGCATTACTCATTAAGCTCTCCATATTCATAGCACTATTTAAGGCTTTTCCAGGTGTGCCATCTTTTCCAAGACCGCCTGAATTAACAGCATTTTCTAACGCTGTTGCAGCCGCTTCTAAGTGTTCTGCTGCAGCTAAAAGCTTATCATTAGGATCACCACCAAACGCTTTTACTAGATTACCTAATGCACCTACAATGCCGCCAATACCACCAAGCTTGCTACTCCCTGTTAAGCTCCCAACAGCTCCTGTCACTCCTGCTACAGATCCGATAATACCGCCTGCCGATCTTCTGATAACTTTTCCATTATTAATTGATTCTAATAACGCCATATTTTCTTTAGCGTCTTTAGCATTAATAACAAATTCACCATTAGATAACATAGTTGGTATAGAATCAGATGTTTGAGTGCCTGGACCGACTATCTTACCACCAGTTGCCGCAAAACTAAAATTTAAATTCTTAAACCAATCCGCTATGCCACTAAAGAAGTCATCGGCGCCTGTCGTAGTGCCTTGTAATGGACCAACAAAATCAGACCCACCTTGAGTGCCAGGTTGAATAGGTCCAACAAAATTATCAGCACCCGGAGTTCCTGATTGCAAGTCATCACCGAATAAACCACCTGGTTCAAACATATTAGTGAAGAAATTACCGGTATCAGCTTTAATATTAGGAAGTGAACTTAGGGCACCGCCACCGCCTGCACCACCGCCTAATCCTGCAAACTTATTAACAGCATCAGCAAAGATTTTAGCGGCAGACATTTGGATTTCTTCAGGAGCCATATTAGCAGTTTCAGTAGAGCTAGTTAATCCACTCCACCAACTACTAATTCCGCCAGTGAATTTATCCCAAGTCATATTACCTGTGAAGATATCTTTAACACCAGAACCAATACCACTGAACATAGATGAAATGCCTTTACCTGCATTATTAAATGCTTTAGATAGTGGGCCGCCCTTACCTAGGCCAATAGTATTAGTAAACGAATCAGTAAACATATTAACTACTTGATCTTTGATATTAGCGCCAATCTTACTTGCAAATGTTCCAAGTACAGATTTACCTTCATCTTTATTTTGGTTTAAGAGACCTTTGAATGCATCTTTAAATGTTGATGTAATACTATCTGAAAATGCTTTACCAGCTTCTCGTGCAGCATTAGCGGCTTCTAGAGTCTTTTCTTTAAGCATTTCTTCAGCATCTGTAAGATCAGCAATTTTTCTAGATAACTCAACAGTTGATTCACCATTCTTTTTCTTGTCTTGCAATTCAACGTTAGCGGATGCTTTCAGAATTAGCATAGCATTATAAGTCTTCTTATCAATTTCAGACATTGCCGAAGACACATCACTACCTATCTTGCCAAATGTTTCAGCAAACTTTGTTATATTAGTTGAATTAGCGTTAGAAAAAGCTGCCATATTAGCTAATTCTAAGTCTTGAGCATTAGCGGCAACACCTTCTGTAAATGACTTTAGTGCTTCAGAGTATACTGTAATACTTTGTTGTAATGCAGGTGTAGGTGTACTTTCAAACTTTTGTTGCAAATCAAGTAATTTAACATTAAGATTTGTAGCTAATGCAATTTGTGTATCACTCATTTGTGATACAACATCTTTACCTAGCTTAGCACCATGCATTTGTAGCATTTCAGCTGGTGTATTTAATGTAGGATTAATCTTATTAACTGCCATATCTAGATTATATGCATCTAGTGGATTTTGTTTATTAAGATCTTTTAATCTAGACAGTAAGTCTACATTATATTCCTTACTTAATTCACCCTGTTTGTACACAGCTTCTTCAATAGGTTTAGCAATAGTTTCAGCTGCAGGCTTAATAAATGCCTCGCTTATAGGTGTTGCAACATCAACTTTAGGGCGTTTTGAAGAAGGTGCAATACCTGTAGCCAAAGTTTGCATAAACTCATTAGCCTTATCTTGGCCTGCTCCTTGTCTAGCACCGCCAGGACCAACAGCATATGCTCTGAAAGAGTCACGTACATTCCCAAATGTTTTCATATTCAATGATAAATATTGGGCAATACCTCTTATAGTTGAAACAGGATCTGTTTTATCTACACCAAAAGTTTTAGCCGTAGCATCATTAAATTGGCCTAATCCAAACGAGGTTTCCTTATAGCCAGGTTTTGGTGTAATGCCTGATTTAACATTTAAACCGCGAGATTCGTGTTCAATAACAGCTTTAACCATATCTGCTGAAACGCGTGGGAATTCTTTTACAGCATCTTGCACTACTGAATCCCAACGTTCTACATCAGCTCTGAATTTAGGTTTAGGTGCATTTGATGACCAAGGAATATCTTTAGTTAATTCAGATAGTCTTGGAATCATTGCGTCAACACGCGGGCCTTTAGAAGCTTCTGTAATCTTAGTAGCAGCATCTTTGATAGGCGCAACCATATCAGGTACTTCGGGAGCTTTACCTTTAACTGCTTCTAAGTTCATCTTAGCGGCTTCTAATTGAATATCAGCAGCTTTTAATTGAACGTCTTCAGGAGTTGAAGTTAATTTCTCATATTGCTTTAATTGGCTTGTATCAAATGATGCGATCAATTGCTCCATCATTTCGTCAACAGGAAGCTTTTGATTAATGATACCTGTTTGTTTATCAGTTAACCCATTCAACCCTTGGATAGCAGCCAGTGCACTCGCATCTCTTGCTTTCTTAGAATACATATCACGCGTATTCTTGTCCATCATTTGGAATTGAGATTGATTAAATCCAAAGTTTGGCGCAATAGATTTAATCTTATCAAAAGCAGTCTTCATTCCATCTGTCAAACTCTCTCTAGCACTTTTCTTGAAATCTGTAAAGAATTTAAGATATGAACTAGTAGTTGTCAGTGTATCAAGAACTTTAATAATACTTTCAGCTCTAACGCTTAAGAAGCCTTGCTCTAATTCCTTAGTAAGCTCTGATTTCAAACTTTGAGCTACATTCATCAATGTATTGGTTAATGATGCGCCTAAAGACACAAAATCCATGTTAGTGAAATTGGAACCAAATACTTCGTTAACAGTACTGACCTTGTCTTGAAAGCTAACATATGCGTCTTTAATAGAATTTAATGCAGATTCTGTTTTAGCTATCTCTTTATTAATTGCGGCGAATGCAGCAGGCTTAGTTGGCTGTTCTAAACGATGTTTAAGATCTTTAATATAGTTACTAAGTTTAATTACATTCTGTACAACGTTAGCTGGCATTAAATCTATTTTACTTGCACCACTTACACCTGCATCAGATAATGATTGTAACATACCTGCACCTGTTTTAGATGCAGCATTACGAGATGCTTGATAACGTGCTTCCGCTTGGTCTGCTAATGCTTTAAAGTATTTAGCTAGTGTATCTGCATTATCGTTAGAGTCATCTAAGTCTAATTTAATCTTAGCTAAATTTAATTCAGCAGTCTTTAAATTATCTAAGTCTTGTTGAGATATTAAAGTTAATTGAGCACCAGTTAAGTTAGTGCCTGTTCTAGCTTGAATATCAAATGCAGCTGTTTTAGAATTGATATCTAACGCAGTTTTCTTTCCTTGAATTTGAGCATTTAACTTTTCTTGAAGCTTAGTCTGATATTGCGCATCAGTCATTGTTTTCTTATTTACTTCAAGATACCGATCAATTTCTTTAATTCTCTTAAAACCAATTTCTAAAGAATCTAACACTTCTTTACTGATACCAGGAATTAAACTTTGCTCAACGCCCATTGATTCAGCCATAGCACCACGAGCCTTAAACTCAGGTATTGCCATTGTAGCCATTAGAGATTCTTTACGCTGCTTTAAAGCAGGTAATTTTTCAAACTGTTGAGTAGCAGTTGCTCTCTCTATTGCAGCAGCTGTATCATCAACTTTTTGAAGTAAAGAAGCAGCTACTTGAGTGCCAAATGTTTCATAAAGATCACCAATATCAACATTGAGTCGAGTTGCAACATCAGCCATTTGACCTGGTTGTGTTTTAACATTAGCCCAAAGTTCTTTACGAAGTTGGTCGCCAAGATCAAAAGACTCAGTGAGATTCTTCATATACTTATCGAAATATTCGAAATTATCGGCATTATATAATGCTAATTTTTCTTTATATTCCTTACGTAATTTCTCCATTTGAACTTGCTGCTCTTTAGCGCTCATTGTATCAAGAACCGGTTTAAGGGGTTCTGCAATTTTTAATCTAGCTAATTCACGCGATGCGACAGTGCTACCTCTGTTTGCTTCCATTGATAATGGATCATTTTCTTTAGCTTTAGCAAATGTTTTAAGTAATTCTTCTTGATTCTTAACTTGTGTTTGCCATAATTTGAAATCATTAAAATACTTTTCAGTAGCAGCTTTGTTCTCAGGCGTTTCTCTAATAAAGTCTTGAGGGATAAGATCAGGGTTGACTGGCTTAACTGGTTTATTTAAGAAGTCTTCACGCTGTCTCTGAAGTTCTTTCATACGTGTAAGAACAGGACTAGAGATGTTTTCAGGCAAGCCTATAGCAGCTTTGCTTGACGATAATCCAAGATCCTCAGCCATTTTAGAAATAGCTGGAGATGAATATTTATATGATTGCGCAGAATCTTCTCTTAGACGTTCTTTTTGTTTAACTACTTCTTCAATATTTAGAATAATGTCATTCTTAGCTTTAATATCAAATACGCCTTCTAAAGATTTAGAAAGCCTTTCTGCAGCATTGCCTAGTTGCTCCATTCGATTGACAGCAGTATCGCTATTAGCAAATATTTTATTTGTATCTAATTTACTTTCGACACCTTTCATGTCGAACTTACCGGCAATAGAGCTTAACCTGGATGCAAATCCTTGTGACTGTCGCATTAACGTGCTATATTTAACTACTTGCTCTGCTGTTGCTTTGTATTCTTTTTGAAACTTCGCAAGCTCATCAATCATGTCTTGCGGTGTTTCATTCGGGCGCCATGGCCCCCATTTAGCACTATTAATCTTTTCAGTAGTAGCTAGAATAGCTTGCCCTACATCTTTAAGGTGCGCAATTAATTTAGGAGGTGCTGGCATTAAATTATCAAAGCTTTTTGTAAGCTGTGTTAATTTTTCAGAATCAGCACTTAAAGGTGAATACGATGCATTATAACGCGTAGCCTTAGAAGCTTCAATAGCACGCATTTGTGATCTAAGCTCTAATTGCTTATAATCCATTGCATTTTGTGGAAGCTTCATTTGCGCTTCTACTTTAGCACGGTCAACATTATACATCGCATCGCGTGACTGTTGCGCTAGTAAAAGTTCAAATTGACCCCATGTTGTATCGGGTCTATATGTTTGACGCGCAGTCAACTCTTGTCCAAAATTCTTAAATGAAAAAGGCGTAGCAGCCGCAGCAGCATCTACCCTCGCAGCAGTAGCTTTTACCTTGCTCTGTAGCAAACTTCTTTGGTCATTTGTTAATCCAGATACATCCCAATCCTTTTTAGCATCTCTAATTGAATCAGCTAATTCTTCCGTTGCTTTAACAACCGCCTCTTTAGCACTATCAGTTGTAAGCTCCATCTTGATTGGATCAATTTTATACTTAATGTCAATGCCCATTGCAGATGCATCTAATAAATCTTGAAGACGTAATCCTGTTTTAACATCAATAGGATTTGGTTTCATACCAAATAACGTCTTAACTTTTTCAATTATATTATCAAGATCTTGGGATAATGTAGTTGCGTTACTTCCGAATAACCATACACCAATTGCACCAATAGCTGTTATAGCAAGACCAATCCAACCTAGTGTAGCTATTGCTCCAACTTCCGCAAAGAATACAGTAAGGCTTTCCATAATAACTTCAGTGAATTTGCCAACAAGCATAGCACCAGCAATACCACCCAGCGCAGCCATCTCACTGCCAAATTGACCACCCGCCCACGCACCTGCAAATGCGCCTGCGGCCATCATACCTAATGGCAAAAACTTGAGAAGCATTTTGCCAGCCAATGCACCAACGCCTAATAAAATATTACCATTAGAAAACGCGCTTACCATTGCAAGAGGTATGCCTCTTATTCCTTTTAATAATGGGTACAAGAAAGCGCTTGCTATTGTAAATCCAATTACAGACAATCCAGAGAAATCTATTAACCCTAGCGAACTAGCTGAAAAAGCACTGAATAACCCTGCAGCTAATGTAACACCTAATGCTTTAATTGAAGGTAGTAACCCTGCTACTGAACTAAATTGCATTGCAACTGAGCGCAAGATACTAGCTGTGCTCATACCTATCGCAAAACCGCTTCTGAAATTTTCAGCAACTAATAAGCCAGCTTTAAACATAAATACAGCAGCCGCTATTACTTCCATTGGATTAAATAGTGCTATTAAACTTAACACTGTTTTTCCAGAGAATACTAGCAAATCCCCAGCTAATAGCATAAAGGTTTTACGAACATTTGAACTAAAAAGTAGTAATAATGAACTGGCTGCAGTCAATGCCATCCAAATTGATATTTTAAAATTAGTGCCAAAAATACCACTAAAATCTATAGCATTGATTTGATCCCAAATGTTTTTAAGCTCTCCTGAAATATCGATATTAGATAAGCTGTCGGTTAAATTTTCAAAGAAACCTTTATTACTTTCTTCCCTAAAAAGTTCGGCAGCATCGGCTGATTTACTAAAGAAAGCTGAAATTAAACCCACTACTATCAAAATACCTGGAGCACCTAATAAGAGACGTGTAAGTGCTGCAATCCAACCGCCTAACGCAATTCCAGCTGCTCTTGTAGACATGATAAAGCCTACAATAGCTGTTTTGATAGCATCAATAAATCTAACAAAAGATTGTGCAACAGGCGCAAAAGAAAATGATTCTGCTGTAATTGGTCCAAATATTTTGTCGTAGAATCCTTTAAAAGCGGTCAGTATACTCCCTGAAAATCCCGTTACTTGTACCCATCTGCTAAAATATTGTGCCCAACTGCTCAACGAAGAAGAGAAAAACATTGCAGACATTGCAGAAAGACCTCTAAAGAAGTTTCTGAAATTTCTGATACCTCCCATTAACATTGGACCAAACGCGCCACCAGCAGCGATCCTTGCTGCCAATCCTGCTGTAGCAGTAAATTCTGAAAGTATACCGACAAGATTTGCTCTAACTAGCATTCCTACTCGTGCAAAACCTGCTAGACCTTCTTTTCCAAATAAAGCAAAGTAAACAAAACCACCTGCTAAAATCAACTTACCAATAGTAGAGTCATTAAATAAGCCATCAAAAGCGCCTGAGATAACTGCAATAAGGCCTAATAGGGGTACTATGCGAAAGGCTCTTCCACCACCAAATAATAACTTGGAGATTAATCCACCTTCACCGCTAAATATTTTCCCTAGCGTCAAAAGCCTTGCTTCTAATGCCTCGATTCCTTTTGTAGCTATCCCAAATGTTTTTAGCAAACCTAGGATACCTTTACCAAAGAATAATGCGCCTACAAGGCCCATCACACCGCCAAGGCCAAGTGTTCCTGCAAGACCGAATAAGCCTTTAAATGCCCATCCGATAATAGGTAGTTGTTTTAAGAATTCTTTAGTGAATTCCCCAATAAATCCTAGTAATGAACTGAGGATTAATGGAAGATTGGATAAAAATGATGCAAACAATTTACCTGCTGCTATGCCTAAGTTAGTGCCTAAACCTGCTACTAAACTTGCATCACCAAGATCTCTTCCTAATGTTTCTGCAAATAAGGTTGCGCTTTGTATTGCAGATGAAATTAAAGCTGCTTCAACTAATACTGCAAAACTGCCTGAAGGCAAGAACATACCTGCTAATACTGCACCAATACCTGCAGCAATTGCTTTGAATAGTAATGGAAAATCATCTTTAAATTGATCAAATGTGCGAATGAATGAGCTATATAATTCTTTAAATTGAACTTTAGCATCACCGATACTAATAGGGATTTTCAAAGACACAGAAGATGATTCGATATTAAGCTTAACAAGCGCATCATTGAATAATATGCGAATAGTCTTAGAAATAGTATGGAATAGTGCAATTATACTATCTCTAAATTTCATTAGACCAGGTGATGCATTCTCCCATAAGCTTTTAGACGTACTAATAATAGTATCAATAGTGTCTGTCCACCATGAATTCCCAATTACTGCATCCCAAATTTTAAAAAATATATTAATAACTTTGTCTTTAAAATTATTTAAGTATTCATAAATACTATCTAAGTCACCAGTCTTAACGGTAATAGAGTCAATGACATTCGCCATACCTCTCGCTATTGCATCTGTGCCGCGAGCTGCACTAAATAATGCCTTAGAGACCTTATTAAAAATAACTATTAATTGCTCAGGTAATCTGTTTATTTCTCTTATAATTGGTTTTACAAATTCAGTACCAATTTCAAATCCTTCAGACAATATAGACATTGCAGCTTCTATTACAGCTTTTAATTTGACAAAAGAAGACAATATAGCGTTTCTAGCTTTCGGGTAAATCTCTTCTACTTTATCAATTATAGGTGCTATAAATTTATCGCTGACTTTAATACCGCGATCTAATAATCCACTTACAGCGTCAATACCGTCAATAATAGCAGATTCTATACGTCTAAAAATTATCTTAGTACTTACTGCCGGATCTGTGTTGCCTAGTATAAAGTCAAGTAATTTAAATTTATTAATAATATTATCAAGAGGGCCTTGGGATATGTCGGGTATTTTCCATGAAGAAAATACTCTATAAAATTCTTGCCCAAGCGCTGTTACAATTCTAGATAACGGTTCAATATACGCTTTAGCTTTGATAGTTGCTTCTTTTAATTTAACATCAAAATCAGCAGCAAATACTCTAATACCACTTGTTTTGGTATTAAGACTCGTAGTTATTTTTGTAATACTTTTAGCTAAGCCTTGAGACAATCCAAGACCTTTGTCTAATTCATAGCCAAATCGTTTAGCACCCTCAAACCCTGCTTCCATTGCATTATTAAGCGTTGGCGCAATTAGTTTGAATTTTGAATTTAAATCATCAGCTTGTCTTAATAACGAGCCAAATACAACAGATGTAGTTAACTTGCCTTGCTCCGCAATACCTTTCAATGCACCTGTAGATACATGTAAAGAACGTGCTATTGCGTCAGCAATAGCCGGAGCTTGTTCAAGAACTGAGTTTAACTCCTCACCGCGTAGTGCGCCTGATGCCAGACCTTGGTTTAACTGCATCATTGCCGCTTTAAAGCCTTCAGATGAACCGCCTGAAAGCGCTTGCGCTTGTTGTAAAGCTTTTGTTACTTTATAAAGTTGCTCACTAGTAGCACCAACATCTTTCATTGAGCGGCCAACACCTGAAAACGCATCTGCAGTTGCTGCATATGTTGTGCGTGTTTCTGCAGCAATCTTTAAAAGATTTGACTGAGCTTCAGCAAAGGCATTTGTACGCCCTGTTACCATTGCAATTTTAGATTCAATCTCAGTGAATGATGATGTAATATCTGACAATGATTTAACGAGTACACCAACAGATGCGAATGTGCCAAATGCTGCAATAGCTGTGCTAATTGAGCTAACTGCTGAATTTATATTGGTTGCTACACCAGTAATGCTTTTGTTTATATTTTGCAAACTGCTTTCGGTATCTCTTAAATCTTTTTTAGAAATACCTTCAGCCATTTGTTTAGAAATCTTTCTAGATGTCCTGTCTATTTCAGCTGAGAAATTCTTTAATGCAGCATCATTAGGCTTTAATGTAATATCATTAAAAGCTTTTTCAACACGCTTACCTGCAGCCTCAGCTGTTACACCAATACTTATAAATTCTTTTGCATATTTATTATCTATAGTCAAAGAACTTTTAAATAATTTATCAGTACTGCTTTGCAATTTATCAATCTTTGGGGATAAATTATTTAAAGCCTTCTCTGTTTTATCTAGTGGCACTTCCTTTTTCATAGATAAAGCATCTAAACTTTTGTCAATATTTTTGACATTAGCTGTAATGCTCTTTACAACATCATTTAATTTTTCTAGTGAACTCTCAGCCTTATTGACTCTGGCTTCGACATCAATTACTATACCTGACATCCTTTTTCTCCATTAAAAACCCCTCCACTAATACCATAAGGTAATAATAAAGGGGTGTTATTAGTTTGTAGGTGTAACAATAACACCATTAGAGTCTACTTGACTATGTGCTAATAATGTTCTTTCAATAAAATAAGCAGGAGCTTGTTTACTAGTTCCTTCATTTAATTCACTGATATATTCAACATCATTAAGTATTTTTCCATCTTCATAGCGCCACCCATCTCTAGCTTGCCCTGTATCGACGGGAGTGGCATCTTTCAATGCTTGTATTAATTCTTCTGCAGTACTATTAACTGTATCTCTCAATTCTTTAAAGAATAATCTATGAAGATTAGCTTTAACTACGCTACTCATTTTAATGCCTCTCCTCCTGAAGCTCTCATTAACTGCTGGAAGAAGCCTGAGCGTTTGAAGTTATTAGCGTCAAATTCACCTTCTTCTTTCTTACCTTTAGACTTTGGATTGTAAATAGCATCTAATGAAGTAAAAAGTTGCCACGGCTTTTCTTTAGCTCCCTGTACTTGAATTAACTTAGCTGCTCTGTCATCAGCACGCCATTCTATAGGACGTTGCTCTAAATAACTAAACCACCCTAGCATCTCTTCATAAGTCATTTCCTCATATATTTTATATATGGGCATCTTCAAATGAAATGCCAATTCAAATATAGGCAACTCTTCGTCCGTTAAGCAGACTTTCCCGCTTCTTGACCAAGACCTGAATATTTCATAATTTCATTTGATAGCTTAGATAACTCATCCATTGGAAAATTATCAAAATCGCTATCATCCAAATCACCACCACCGTCAACAGCAGAACGAATGACAGTTTTCAATAATTCTAAACCTGCATTTTCATCTTTCTCTGCGTCTTTGGCTTTTGATTGGATTTCTAAAACTTCTGATACAGTGAGTTTGGAGATTTTAACATCTCCATTTAAGAACTTAACTGTTTTAGTCATACGTTGACCAACAAGTGCTTTAATACCTTTTGCTTCTGACATGTTACTTACCTTGATTAATTTTGCGTTCATCTAGTTGTGCTCGCATTTGATGTAAAATTGAGAGTGTTTCAAAAGCTTCTGATTTCTTATCAGGAGTCAATGTCTCGTCTTTTGTTCTTTCGAATGTTTTATTAATACTGATATCAATACTTTTAAGCATATGTTTGACAGTAATGCCTACCACATACTCTAAGCTAAATGGTTTATTTTGTGACATAATTATCCTTCATTATAGATTGCGACTTTGGTGTTTTAATTGCGCCAGTCGCAACGCATTCCATATAGGAAATATAAATTAATCTACAGTGAAAGCACCGTAAATATCTGATTGTACAGCAATAGTTAATTTAGCTGTAATCGCATCAGTTAAACTAGGTGTTACCTCTAATGCTTCCATCTTACCTAAGAAATAGTAACTAGTATTTTCAACAGCCGTTAATGTAAGCGCTCCTGTATCTGCAATAGAATCATCGTTTACTGTTCCTGCTACACCTTTGACCGCGTCATAGCCATCTGGCTTTGCGTCTAAAAGAGTGAATCTGAATAAGTAAACGCGACCGTCACCAACTTTAGCAAAAGAAGGAACAAAGTTACCTGTAGCGGGGTCTTCAGTACATAAACTGTTATTTTCCCAGAGGCCTGCTACGTAGTTAACTGTCAATTCCATTGTAGGAGCGTCAGCTTGGCCTTGAATTTGTAGCGAATTCTTTTTACCATAGTTAGGTACTTTTACGATATTAGCAGGTGTACCGATTGATGGGAATTCTTTAACGTGACGAATTCTAACATAATTTTTAGTATTAGCTAAAGATAATGAAACATCCGCAGCTACATCACCTTCTTTGGCAAACAAGCCAACAGTATTTGCCGCGCCAACAGTGGAAGTCATTGCTGCTGCTAGTGCAGTATTATCACCTGCAGCAGTAGATAATCCACTTTTAGTAGGTACGGTTTTAATTGTACTAACAATGGTTTCTAATTGCGAAAATGAAATGCCATTCGAATTACCAAATTCAGCAGCTGTACCTGTAGCCAGTAAAGATACAGAAAGGTCCGCGTATCTCGCAGCACCTAAAGATTTAATGTGTGCCATTGTTTAACCTTCCTTAAGAAATTGAATAAGCGCCAACAATTGGCGATTGCACAGAAATAGTTAGTTTAGCAGTCATTGCGTCTGTCAAACTAGGTGTCACTTCTAATGCCTCTAACTTACCTAAGAAGTAATAGCAAGAATTTGGACTGCCTCCAAAACCATCTTTTAATTCAGGCAAACCTGTTGATACGTTTGCACCAGGCGCTTTAGATAATAGTGCAAATCTAAACATATAAATTGCTTTATCTGCAATTTTCATACCTCCACCGCCAAGCACTTTATTTTCTGCCCATTCAGAAGGTACATAGTTTAATGTAATTTCCATTTGAGGAGCATCAGCTTGGCCTTGGATTTGGAAAGAAGTCTCCGAACCATACTCAGCAACCTTAACGATATTCGCGGGTGTACCAATTGTTGGGAATTCTTTAATATTACGAATCTCAACAAAATCTGCTGCAGTAGCAAATGGTGTTACAGCATCATCAGCTGCTGGTAGCGCTGATGGAAGTTTTGCAGCTTTAGTAACACAAAGGTTTGTAAACATTGCGCTACTGATAGAGCTAATGTGATTAGCCATTTTTTAGTCCCTTTAAATTTAAGTAGAACTTCCGTAGAAGTTAAAATTAATTGTGTAAGTACTTTTGTGAATAACTGGTAATGCCTTGTCTGGTCCATTATGCATCAGACTACTAATACCAAATTGAGTCACACCTGTACTCGTTTTCTTAGATTGATCTACAAGGTAGCTATCTAAAGTATCTGCTATAGCCATAGCACGTCTTGTGCCTGAGCCTGCAGCTATAAAAATTTCAATTATCAAAACACCTGCTAATGAATATCTATTAATAGGTTTTCCACTAGGTATCACTGATACGCGTATAAATTCATCACTAGTGGTGTTCATAACTACGAAATTTGTCGGGAATGTTTTTATATCTTCAGCTTTCCACTCATTAGATGAAAATACTGAATAAACGTCTTTCTCTAAATCAGCATATTTGCCCATAATTATGTCTCATGATAAAGTTCAACAACTGAAATGTAATTGTTTGAAGTAATTACATTACCAAAATGCCATCTATCATTATCAATATATACATGGTCTGTCATCGAAAACTCTCCTACCTCTTTTGTTTTAAACATAATAGTCATAGTTTTCGCTTCTGGAGTTTTAGACGTTTTTGTAATAATTATCTTTGTCGTTATTGACGGTATAGTTGTATCATTAACTTCACCAGTGCTAAAATCAAACTCAGAATCAGTTGTTTTTGTAAACACTGCATCAATAGCTAGATCTTTAGCTGCATTAAAAGCTTTATTTAATGAAGCACCAATTAATGTAGAATACGCCATTAATTAGCCCTCCACCACGTTCTCTTACCACTATTCCGGAGTAATGGTTTGATGAGTGTTTTTACAATCATTGGGATTTTGTCCGCAGGCCGTATAACACTAAGTTTAATGCCACTAAGTTCTAAGTCTTTGATTAAGCCTGTGTTATCTAATAGTCCTTCATTATTTAACAAATGATTAGCTAACTCGTAAGTTGCTTTCATGACTCTTTGATTAACTACAGTAGAAACTAGTGAAACAAGTATACCAAGTTTAGGATCAAAATATTCACCATCTTTACGAGGATGAGCTAGTGATTGTTCTGGATCTGTAGCTACTCCGATCCAATCCAATTCATCCAACATAGATGTAGCAGTACATAGAGCTTGTTCTTTCTGAGCATCAGCGACACTAGTCCAGTTAGCTACATCTAGTCTGTTCTCAAAATAAGTATCGGCCTCAGTTACGGTAGCATTTGAATTAACACCTTTAACTAGTGCCATAACTTACTCCTTAAGAATGGAATACAGGTAAGATACCTAATGATAATGCAGATTGTGTTTTACGTGTCCATGTACCACGTGCGTTAGCAATAGTGCCAGTTGCTGTTAATGCCTTAGAAGTACCGCTTTCAACAACACCCATGTAATTTGCATCAGATGGGAATTCGGTTTTAGCACCATTCCAATCGTAACCAGCAGGAGATAATACATAACCCCAACGATTCCAAATAGAAGTTGTACCGCCACCTTTGTATTTGTTAGCGTCACGGTAAACTTCAACTGAATCAGGAACCATCAACTGTTCCATTGCAATTGCACCTGGCAATACAATGAATGAAGTTTTCTTATTAGCAGCAAAAGTAGTTGCAGCACCAACGCCAGCACCAGTACGTAACATTGTTAATTCAGCAGGGGAAAGCGACTGAGCAGCACGTGTAGTGATTAAACGGAATTTACCATTGAAGATTGTGTTAAAGTTAATGTTACCATCAACAATAGTTGTTTCATCAACAAAGTTAGCTGAACGGAATGAAGCCATAGTTTCAGGAGATACAACTAAGTACGCCCATTCTGGTTCATAATCTTTAAATGCCATACCAAATGCATTTAAGAAACCTTCAGCACGTGAAGCACCTTGATATGCATAATTAGTAACCGCACCAGGAGCAACACCATTAGCAGTAACGATTTTCTCAGAACCAAGATCTACGTAGAAACCATATTTCTTATCTGTAGGATCGTTAGAGAATGTTTGACCACCAAGACCAGTTGCACCAGAGCCTGTAGCAGCACCGTTTAATGCTTCAGAGATAGCCACACCTTTAAGTACAGAAAGAATAGCATCATGCTCATCTTTCGCACGAGTTTCGCCGAAGTCACGGCCAATTTTAGCTAGACCGTCTTGTTGTGTAACAATTTGTTGCATGTTAACTTTTTCGGCACCGTGTGTACGCACAGTTTTAATATATGTGCTGTAGTCAGTGTCGTAACTGGTTTTGGTACCGTCTGTAGAGTCAGTTAATGACGCAACATTGATTTGTGGATTTAACGGTTTGAACCAACGCATTTGGCCAATAAAGGTTTCTGTGCTAGTGTCAATTTGTGGATTAGAAGAAGTAATACCTGTGCCAGATAATTTTCTTGCATTGGTATAAGCTTCATCGCTGTAAGCACCAATTGCTTCTTGTAATACATAGTTATTTGTTAAGCCAGCCTGCATACCTGTAGGCAAGGTACTTGTTGTAACGCCCATTTTAATTTTCCTTAAAGTATTTATTTCCTGCGAAGTGATCCTTCAGCAGCACGTTTAAGCACTTCGTCTTGTGATAATTGGAATAAAGATTTATTCGAAGTATCTTGAGAAGTACTGCTAGAACTTGTCTGACCGGCCCCTGTCGAAACTTTTGGTTTGAATAAGAAAGAATTGTTATCGTCTTCAGAAAATTGTTTTATAAAGGTTCTTAGATCAGTTCCTGATTTATGCACCCATACTCCATTTTCATTTTGTACAAGTTGCGATGCCACATCCATATATGCCATATCCGCAGCTTTATCACTTCTAAACGTATATCCACTAAGAACAGATTTTACTTCTAAATCCCTAGC